TCCAGGAATACCCTGCACTACAAAACCCAGTCACCGAATACTTGCAAGCTGATCCTAGTGATTCAGAAGCTGAAGGTAGATTTAAGAACGCGTTAGAAGGTGCTGCACTTGGTGGCATGATCGAGCCATTTGTTAAAGTGGTTAAATTCATTCGTTCTCGCGGTGAAGCTAAAGCCGCTGCCGCACAAGAAGGTGCTACGGTCACCGAGGCGATTGAGTCAGATCCAGAAGTAGCAGGACAGCTACAAACTATCACGCAGACAGAGCAAGAGTTTATTCCATTCCGCGAACAGATGGGGCGCAACTCTGCACAGTTTGAGTTTAAAGCTGGATCTACTGCCGCTGATCCTGAAGCCGCTGCAAACATTAATCTTAATAACATCGAAACGCCTGATGACGTTAAGAGCTTTATTGATCAGGTTGCCGAGGCTGATGCCACTGATATCAATGAGGCGCGCAGACAGGTAATCACCAATGTTGAGCTGCCCAAGTTAGCTGACGATCTAGGCATGACTGTTGATGACCTGTTGGCTCGTAGACAGGGTGAGGCGTTCAATGCCGAGCAGATTCTAGCGGCTCGTAAGATCCTAGTTGCTTCTGGTGAGCACTTAATTAGATTGGCTAAGGAAGCGTCTACTGGCGGCGACATGCAATTAGCCATGTTCCGTAGAGCAATGGCACAACATAAAGCAATTCAGTCTCAGGTGTCTGGTATGACCGCTGAGGCAGGCCGAGCATTGCAGTCATTCAACATTGTAGCGGCTAGCTCTCGTGAGCAAGAGCGTGCAATTAAAGAAGCGTTAGAAGCATCTGGTGGTATGGAAGTTAACCAGAAGATGGCGCAGATGATGTCACAGCTAGATGACCCTGCTCAGGTCGGCAAGTTCGTTAAGGACGCATCTAAAGCGACTAACATGGATATGCTGTACGAGGTATGGATTAATGGCCTATTATCTAGCCCAACAACTCATGCAGTAAACGCATTGTCTAACGTAATGGTCGCCTCCCTTGCCGTTGGTGAGAGAAGGGTAGCTAGCGCATTAGGTCAGTCTATTCCCCCAGGCGAAGCCACAGCCCAAGCTAAAGGCATGATTGATGGTGCCCGCGATGGCCTACGACTTGCATGGCAGGCTCTTAAAACTGGTGAGCCATCCGATGTAATGCAGAAAGTTGAGGTTGATAAGCATAAAGCTATTTCTGCTGAGAATTTAAATATCGGTGGTTACCCTGCTGTATTCGCTAATTATTTAGGCAATATGGTAAGGATACCAGGAAGGCTCCTAACAACCGCTGACGAGTTCTTTAAGGCTGTGGGCTACCGCATGGAGCTACACGCCCAAGCGTACCGTCAGGCGTTCAATGAGGGGCTTAGAGATGAGGCCGCTGCTAAACGTGTTCTTGAGATCATTAATGACCCGCCAGAGAATATCCGCATGGCGGCTGTTGATGCTTCTCGTTATCAGACTTTCACCAACTCGTTAAAAGATACCCGCATCCGTGGTATTGGTGAGGTTGGTCAAGTGGGCGAGTCTGTAAGACGCAAAGAAACTGTTGGCCCGTATGCCCGCATAATTATCCCATTTGTTAGAACGCCCACTAACATTATGAGCTACACGTTTGAGCGCACCCCCCTTGCCTTTTTAAGCAAGTCTATTCGCGAAGAGGTAAGCGCTGGTGGTGCTCGCAGGGATCTTGCATTAGGAAAGATTGCCGCAGGCTCTATGATTATGGCCGTAGCTGCTGACCTAGCGTTAAGCGGTCAGGTTACTGGTGCTGGGCCTACCGACCCTAAATTAAAAAACATTAAGCGTGCTACTGGCTGGCAACCTTATTCGATTAAATCGGGTGATAAGTATTACGCCTATAACCGATTAGATCCTGTTGGCGCATTGATTGGTCTATCTGCCGATATGTCCGAAATTATGGGGCAAGTTGATGAGGCTACTGCAGATCAATTGGCCACTGCCGCTGTACTCTCTATCGTTCAGAACATGTCGTCTAAGACTTACATGTCTGGCGTGACTGAGTTTCTAGATGCGCTTGATTCATCGAGCACAGATCCAGAGGCTAACAATTACAAGCTAAATCGCTATTTACAGAGAATGGCAGGCTCTATGGTTCCCGCTAGTGTGGCCAACATTGAGCGCGTAATGAGTCCAGAGATGAGCGCGACCTATGGCTACCTTGACCGTGTTAAGTCTCGCATACCAGGCTTCTCTGAAGACTTGCCGCCAAGACGTAACATCTTTGGTGAGCCAGTGGTATTAGAAGGTGGTATCGGCCCTGACATTATGTCGCCAATCTACACAAGCACAGACAAGAAAGATCCTGTTGCTGATGAGATCGTAAGACAGAAAACATCGTTATCAATGCCCCGAAGGGTAGTAAATAATGTAGAATTATCACCACAGCAATATGATCGTTATGTCTTGTTGTATAGCGGTGAAGGCCTTAAAGGCACTAAAGGTAAGAAGTTAAAAGATGCGCTTAAAGAAATGTTTGCATCTTCTCAATACAAGCGGGCAACTGACGGCCCAGAAGGTGGTAAATCTTTGATGATACAATCAATCTTTACTGCATACCGAGATGCTGCCAAAGCACAGTTAATCTCTGAGGACGCAACATTGCAAACGCAAATCAAGACGGAAGAGCGTGAGCGAATTGAAAAACTAACAGGACGCTAAGATGACAGTATCCAGCACAACAAGCCGTAACCAGTACACTGCAACCAGTGGGCAGACTGTATTCCCATACACGTTTGAAATCTTCGATAAGGATGATGTCGCTGTATTACAGAACGGCACACTCTTATCTGAGGGTACAAACTATACCGTATCGGGCGTGGGTAATAACTCAGGCGGCAATATCACATTAGTGGTAGGTGCTACGGCTGGCGATGTCCTCACTATCTACCGTGATATGGCGTACCAGCGTTTGACGGACTATCAAAACTCAGGTGACTTCTTAGCACAAGAAGTGAACGATGACTTCGATAGATTGTGGCTAGCTGTACAGCAAAACGAACAGGGTACTGATCGAGCCATTGTTAAGCCGATTACTGACGCATCGTCTATTGATATGACTTTGCCTAGTGCTGCTGATCGTGCCAACTCTTATCTAACCTTTGACGCTACTGGTGCGCCCAGTGTTGTGGCTGCTGGTGATCCTAGCGCCCCTGATGCGATTACACGCCAAGACTTTACTGGCGATGGCTCTACGGTTATCTACACTTTAGCAAGCGCCCCAGGTGCTGCTGGCGCTGGTGTGATGATCTTCATTGACGGCATCCAACAGGACAAAGACAGCTATACGATTACGGGTACGACTCTGACATTCTCAGAAGCGCCCCCATTAAACTCGAACATTAACCTAGTCCAGCTTAAAGCAACTAGCATTGGCGAGACTGACTCTGCGTTAGTAACCTATATCCCCGCTGGCACTGGTGCTGTACAGACTACCGTACAATCCAAGCTCAGAGAGACTGTATCGGTCAAAGACTTTGGTGCAGTGGGTGACGGTGTTACTGATGATACAGCGGCTATTCAGGCTGCGCTGGCTTATGCTGTTTCCGTAAAAGGCACAATGTTCGTTCCTAAAGGCATATATGTTATTTCTGGGATGTTGGACATAACGGATAGATGTGTCATCTTGGGAGAAGGCGCGGAACTTACAATCTTTAAAGTGGCCTCTTCATATTCTGATTTTGTTATTAGACTTAATGATACGTGGAGGAATAATAACGGTGAAGACACAACTACGACAACATCTATAGTTGCTGGATCTGGCAAAGCGGGAGTTCAACTAAAAGGCTTTACCATTCTTGGTGATAGAGCTAATACTGCTAGAGGTATTGTTTTTTATAAAAGAAACGATACGGCTATTTTAGAAGACATAAAGCTAAAATACTTGAATGGATCATCTTTGAACATTGGCAACAATGATGACTTTGGTCTAGTAAGAGAATCTTTGTTTTTTAATGTTGTAAGTTTTGGATGCGGTAATGCAACCGAACCTGCTGTTGTCATTTCTACAGGCGCAACCGTTCTTGATGGCACTAACAACTTAGAGTTTCATAAGTTAAACATTCAGCACCCATTTGGTGTTGGCCTTCAAATAATGAACAACAAGACCGCGACCTATGCCACAAGAAGAATTTCATTTTATGGCTTTATGTGTCATGGGCAAAATCTTACAGACGCATCCGCTCCAGCTAAAGACCTAATCAAGATTGTTGGTTTTGTTGAAGATATAGACATTATTGGCTTAAACGGAAACGGATCAAACGACAATACTACCAATAAGTTTGGAGTTGTCCGTATTGAGGATGATGCGTCTGGAAATTCTCCAGCCTTTATTAAAATACATGGCGATATAAGATCATGCAAAGGTCACGCTTATATAATTGATAATGTAGAATTTTGCGATATTTCTGGCACAGTTGCCGCTAGTGGCTCAGGTCAGTCAATTCTTGGTAATGAATTGTTGATGAGCGCTAACAGTCTAACTGGAGCAAATTTTAATTATCACGTTATTGCACCAGCAACCCGATCAATTTCTATTGATTCAAGTATTGCAAAATTTGTAAGCGGCAATAACTTTGTTAAAACAGAGTTGCCTTTACGCTTTGTAAGCGGCGCGGTAAAACTAGGCATTACGGGAACCAATGATCCAGAAGTGCATTTTGGTGGCGCATCTTCTCCCGAATCCACTGTTACAGCCCCAAAAGGCAGTTTGTACGTTAGAAATAATCAAGACAGCTCAAGAAGCTCAAATTCTTTATATGTAAAAGCGACAGCTGGCACTGGCAATACTGGCTGGAAAAAAGTAATCAATGTCACAACAGCAACAACGGCGCAACTTACAGACATTGGTGACACCGTAAACACACAAGACCCACAAACAGGGCAGATGGTTTACAATACCACAACGAATAAACCGTGTTGGAAAGGTGGCTCTGCGGCTGGAAGTGTTTGGCGAAATGCTGATGGCACTGTAGCGCATACTCCGGTGTAACATGACCCTAAAAGACTTCACAGAACGCTACGTCTACAGGTATGACCCTAAGAGTTATGACCAGTGGCGCATCCCTAAATTAGAGGATGGTAAGTATGAAGGGGATTGCGAAGACCATGCGCTTGGCGTCCTATACTACGTTATCTGCGATGAGTCTTTATTTACCTTCTGGTATCAACTTATTTTTGGTCAGGCTAAAATCCATTATGTTGATAACAATGGTGGTCACGCTGTTCTACAATTAGACGGCATGTACATAGACAATTGGACGAAAGATTGGGTAACTAAAGAGCACATGGAATCTTTAGGTCATGTGTTTCACAAGCGAGATTATTTATTTTACCAAGTAGCATTAAAGATGCTGTACACAAAGATTAGAGGAATATTCTGATGGCTCTGACAAAAGCACATGCAAGGATGATTGACGGGTCGGTGATTAATGTTAAAGACTACGGTGCTGTCGGAGATGGTGTTGCTGATGATACTGCTGCAATTCAAGCTGCCGTTGATGCGGCTGAAGATTTGTATTTATCGCCACAATCTTCCGCTTCTGTATTTTTCCCTCATGGAAAATATTTAATTACATCTACAGTTACAGCAACAAGTGCTTCATTAATTGGAGAAACCGTTTTTGGGACTCATATTAATTGGGGTGGTGCTGCTGGTGGGACAGCAATATCAACGGGTATTTACGAAAGAAAGCAGACAATTAAAAATTTATGGTTTAGAGAAGGTGGTCCAGGAATATGGATAGATGGATCACAACATCTTTGGGATTGGGAAAATAGACTTGAGCATGTTTATTTTGGACCATCTACAATATGCAATATAACTATAGGACCGATTGTAAATTGTTATTGGGACAATATAAGATTTAGTGCTGCGCCTAATGTAGTTAAAATTAAAAATAGCGCTTTCACTTCAGAAAATAGAGTTTTTTCTGTTAACAATTGGACAATAGATTTTACGAGTGGTGGAGATGGTTTTGTTGAATCGCTTTTTAATGTTGACCAAACTGGAAATGCTTTTATAACAGTTAAACTAACCAATGCAAGAATTGAATCTACGTCTTATATGGCACCAAATTCCGCCATTTTAAAACTTAGAGATACTGTTGGCCCCAATAATTTAGGCACGAATGGCATTGTTTTGCATATGTCTGATATTGGTATACAAATTACAAACACCACAAATAATCCAGTCTTGCTATACCAAGATACAACGCAGACAAATGTCAATTCTTCTATTCAACTGGAAAATGTATATATAAATTCGTTAAATGCTCTGCACGGTGGAAACTGGGGGACTTTTTTCGAACAACCCGAGCCAACTGGATGGCCTGCAAGATTTAAAATGTTTTGTTCAGGAAGAGTTCAAAACTCTGCCTCTTATTTAGGTTATTCCGCAACTGTTCAAAAAACTATGAATGTAGGGACAGCATCTATTGAGCATGGGACTGGTAACCCTAATGGGTCGCTTAGTCGCAATAAAGGATCTTTATTTTTGCGGACAGATGGTGGTGTTGGGTTTACGCTTTATGTTTGCGCTGGTGGAACAACGTGGTCATTATTAGGATAATTTAAACACTAAAAGAAATAGGCGTAACCATGTCTAAATCACTACTAAAACGTATCGGAGTGTCTGGGTATAACAAGCCCAAGCGCACCCCTAATCACCCTACAAAATCTCATGTTGTTGTAGCGAAAGAAGGTGATAAAATTAAAACCATACGTTTTGGTCAACAAGGCGTAAGTGGTTCACCTAAAAGAGAAGGTGAGAGTGATGCGGCTAGAAAGAGGCGTGAGTCTTTTAAGGCACGTCATAGGAAGAACATAGCCAAGGGTAAAATGTCTGCGGCACATTGGAGTTCGGTCACGAAGTGGTAAGCGCATGAAGAAGAAGATTGGACTATACGACAGGATCAGAATGAAGCGCGAGCGCATTGCTGGTGGCTCTGGTGAACGTATGCGTAAGCCAGGCACGAAGGGCGCGCCAACTGCCGCTGATTTTAAAGCTGCCGCTAAGACGGCTAAGAGGTAACCCGTGGAACAATCCTTTATCAACATGCTCGCTGGCGCTGTCTCGGTCTTATTCGGATGGATACTTAAGACGGTATGGGACGCAGTTAAAGACTTACAGAAAGCCGATGACGAGCTTGTTGAAAAGGTAAATAAGATTGAGGTTTTGGTTGCTGGTGAATACGTTAAGCGCGAAGACTTCAAGGCTGATATGGATCGGCTGTTTAACAAGCTGGATGCAATAGATAAGAAGCTCGATAGCAAGGCTGATAAGTAATGGTTCTTGAGATGCTTATCAATCCCATCGCTGGGCTATTAGATAAGTTTATCCCTGACGCTGACGAAAAGGCTAGGCTGGCGCATGAGATAGCCACACTAGCAGAGAGGCAAGCCCATGAGATTGCTAAGGCTCAGATCGCAGTTAACAACACTGAAGCTGCACATAAGTCACTGTTTGTCGCAGGCTGGCGTCCAGCCACTGGTTGGATATGCGCTAGTGGTCTCGGTTTTAATTACATCGTTGTCCCTTTGGGCAATTTTTATTTGGCTGTGTCTGGCAATACTATCGTTATTCCAAGCCTAGACTTAAGTGAGATGCTGCCTGTACTAATGGGTATGCTTGGCCTTGGTGCTTACCGAACGTATGAGAAGACAAAGAAGGTAGCGAGAGAAAGCTAATGCCGTTACTTAAAGGTCGATCTAGTAAAAAGGTATCCAAGAACATTAAGACTCTATTGTCTGAAGGCTACCCACAGAAGCAAGCGGTAGCTATCGCCATGTCTAAAGCTGGTAAGAAAAAGTGAAGCGCCTAATCGCCATGCTACAAAGGCACGAAGGTCTACGCCTAAAGCCTTACAAGTGTACCGCTGGCAAGCTCTCTATCGGCTACGGTAGAAACCTAGATGATATGGGTATTAGCGAAGTCGAGGCGATGGTTATGCTTCGCAATGATATCGAGCAATGTTATCAAGAGTTAGAAATGTTCTCGTGGTTTGAAGACCTAGACCAAGTAAGGCAAGAGGCGTTGGTTGATATGCTGTTTAACCTTGGCCTACCCACATTCCTAGAGTTTAAGAAGACTCTAAAGTTTGTGGCCGAGGGTAAGTATTCTCAGGCTGCTGAAGAAATGCTCCGCTCCAAGTGGGCTGACCAGGTTGGAGACAGAGCAAAGGAACTAGCATACATGGTGGACACTGGATGCTATATGTAACTCTGGGGTTTGTACTCTGGGTCTTGCTCTAGCTTTCTGTATTCTTCTCGGTAGTGTTTAGCTACATCCTTTCTAACCTGTTCATTGGCCTTAAGAATTCCGTTAGCCTTTTCTTGTAATATCTCTAAATGGCTATCACCAAAGTACTGACTTAGCCATTTAACGAAGGTTGTTGGGTTCTCGGTCATATGTCTATGGCATCCACTACACATACAAACAGCATTCATTAAATCCCATCGTACACTTTTCTTCCTACGTCCGTGGATATGGCAACACTCTAATCTAAGGTCTGACCTATGGCAGTGCTCGCAGTATCCCTTGAACCTGACAACATCACTGAACCATTTGTCCGCTGCATCCCTGCGTATCGCCATCTTTATCCTCCATTGTCCACTTCTTCTCACGCCCTATTGCTGGCGCGAAAGTTAAACAGCCTTCACACATCCAGCCTTTAAGTTTAAAGTTTTCGGACGCTGTAAATATCTCAGTCATTTGCTGGTCGCAGTCGTCACATATCATTATGGCAATCATTTTCTCCACCTCTCCAATCGTTTAATCTCAGCATCAGCATAAAACCTTATCTTCTTAGCATCGCGTAACATGTCGCTGTGCTCTACCTCGTCATAGCGGTAGCACGCCCTAAAAATCTCACCTATCTGCGCGTTCATATTCTTATAGCTAATCAAATCTTGCAACTGCTCTGCATCACTTGGCAACTCGTAGTAACTTGCTGTGCTCCCGTCTGATTTTTTCTTCACACGCTCACCTTAAATCGACTATGTTCACCTTCTTGTTTGTGTAGTAAGACGCTTGTCATTGATCTGCTAGATCCGTAACCAGAGCCTGCGTGCCAGGCGTCTTGGGACGGTAGAACGTTCCAATGTTCCAAGAGCATACCACCGATTTCTTGCGCTTGTTTATGATGTATATGGCCGAGCCATGCGAAACGATGCTTAGACTCACCCCATTCTTTCGCCAGATTCCTAGTAACCGATTCATAAATTCTCTGAGCATTAATCCTATCCCCATGATGCAAAGCTATTAAGTTATCACCCCACACAAAGTGCAGGAATTTATTGTAATTATCAAACGTCTTAACCCTTGGTTCAGACTCGTAATACATCTTGAGCATCTCGTTTAACCACAGTGAGGCATCGGGATCGTGATTTCCGCGCACATTAATAATCCACACTTCATCATGCGACTCTAGCATTCGAGTCACCAGGCGCTTATACAGTTGACCTGCTCTATTGATAATGCGTCCAGCCCTACCGTCAACATCTAAGGGTGTGTCATTACCCGTAGTACCCTTTAGACTATTGGCGTGAAAGAAGTCACCTAGATTAATAAGGCACCCTGTACCTGCGTGGTTGCTGGCATGTGCCAATGTATCTACTGCGTTAAACAATGTAGTGCAGGCGATGTTTAAATCCCAAGCAGGCCCACCAGTTTCGGGAGGCCATGCAAGCATACCCAGGTGATGGTCACCCAGTAAATAACAGGCCAATAGGTCTTCGTCTTTCTCATGCTTTGGCTTCTTGGTAGGCTCTGCCTTACCTTGCACGTCTTCGACTAACCCTTCCTTAAAGTCTTCTAGCGCCTGCTGGAACATGCTCTCAGTATCAGCTTGGCTCTTAACCCACTGACCTACTGGCTTGCCTTCATCGTTATAGTAAGTTGATATGCCTTTAATGGTATGACCTAAAGGCACTGTGTGGATCATGTCGTGACTGGGTGAGTAGCCTTGCCTAACTGCTGCAAGGTTTACTTTTTGTAGATGGCGCTCAACCGAACGCTCTCTAATTCCTAGTTTGTGTGCTACCTCGGCATTGCTCATGCCTTTAATCTTGCAATCAACTAACTCTAACTGTCGATCTGTATAGCAGTATTGTCTTATTGCTTCCCACTCATGCTTCATCATAGGCCACCCCCTACGTTTGCGCCCTGTTAGCTGCTCGCTCTGAGGCCTCTACGGTGCGCCATGCGTCAATGTATGCTTGGGCGGCATGATAGCATACCTTTGCCTTGATCGCCTCTGTACGGGCTTCTATGGCGGCCTGACGCGCATCTTTGTATTCGTAGTCGTCTTCGGCTCTCATGTCTGCCTCGGACACACCGCACCCTGAGTCTTTGTATTGTAGTGCGATCTTGGCTTTGACCGATTTAAGACTGCCTTCAAGTAAGTTAGCGGCCTGCTCTTTATCAGCCCAGTCTGACCCTACTCTAACGAGTCTTTCGTAAACGCTTTGCGGATTCATAGGCTATCTCAACATG